TTTATACAACCAATGTCTCTTGTTACAGCAGATATGGCAAAGTCACTAGAACTACTACCACTCAGTTTAAATATTCTGTTTTCACAAAAGATAAATAAGTTATCACGGAAAACTTTTAGTCCTGTTATAGTATCGTCTACTTTTATACTTCCTGCACCTTGACCACTGCTAAAAGCATCTTCGTCAAAAGGCTGACTAAAAAATAATGTTTGAGGTGCTGCAGATGTTCCTGCATAGAACATGTGACTTCTAAATGCTGTCACAAACTTAGACCCTGCTACATCACTATTGCTTACGTCTGTTGCTGACATTGCTGTGTTAAAAAACGTAGGAGCATTAGTTCCGTCTACTACTATAAGCTTATCGTTACCATCAAAGTTGTATCGTTCAAAGTTGTACTTGCTTGCACTTGTTCTGCCACTATCTCTTTCAGTCCAACTACTACCACCTGCTGTAGCAGTAAATATCTTCTCACCTCTAGCTGCCACAACTAAGTCACCAAAGGTTGCAACCATTAAAACTTTTTCACTGTCAGAGCTTGTGCTAGGTACTACAGCACTTACGTATTTGCTAAACCCATTTATTCTTCTGTAGCCACCTTCGATATCAGGCTCAAAGTTCTGTAGTTCTAGAGCTTCACCGGGTTGCATCATAAAGGTAGACCTGTTTAGAACTAATCCACCTTGGCAGTTAAATGCTGTTGGCTGTGTTTGGGACAGATCAGGCATATATTATTGCACCCTTGCGTCTAAATCAATTACGTTTGAATGTGTTCTTGGTATGTATGTAGATCGTATGTACTCAAACTTATTTACTAATAGTGTCTGCATATTCTTAATACCCTGCTCAAATCGTGCAAAGTTTAGCTGATACTGTGCTGTCTCACCTCTATACTGATACACAAATGCCGTAGCTCCATCTACGATGACTGCATCAAACTGTGCAGGTACACTTGTTGTATCTCCGTGTGCAGACAGAGTTGTAGGTATTGTGTAGAAGTCAAACTTTATGCTGTATTTTTTTGTGGGAAAGGGGTAAAGGAGATAGTTGTTATCTGCAGATCGGATAATGTATCTAGGTATACCTCCACCATCAAACTGCGTAACTACAACACCACTGCTGTGTGTTGTTGCTGTGGTTGAACTTGCTCCACGAGTGCATCCTGTTAGGGTGTTTGTGCTTATACCTGTGTAGGATATCTGTTCATTATCAATAAATACTGTACCTGCACTATCAAAGCCTGTTGCACTTGTTAAGTCTATCTCTGTCTCTGTTGCATCAATAGCTTCTGCAGCCGTTGTAGAACTGATCTCATCTTCTTGCGTTATATAATGGTTTATATAATCGTTGTAGTTTAAAGCAGATAACTTACCACCACCTGTACCTAAGTCACTATCTTTTACCAATCGCACAGTGTTATAGTCTACGGACTTTGTGTTAGCAGGTAGATCATAACGTACTACACCTGCTGTGAGAGTTTGTGAAGCTGTAGAGTGATTAAACGGATAATTAAATTCTTTTTGATTAATGTACCGTATAGACTCATTTACAGCATTTTGTGCTTGTACCTGTATTCCTCTAGCTGTACTAAAATTACTAGAGGTAAGCTGTACTTCGTTTAGTCTTGCTAACACATTGTTAGTAAGTATTAGATAACTACTAGACATATAATCTTCCTACTAATTAAGATATTTTTGTCATCTCAAGTACAACCCAGTAGAAGTCAGTGTTGGAATGTCCTACTGTCGTAAACATTATATCTCCTGTTTTACCACTACCAGAGTTATTCTTTAGACCACCAAAGCTAGAGAAGTCAAACTCTCCCTGTGTATCTTTTAAGTGTATGGCTTCTACGTCTGTGCTTGCATCCCAAAGAAGTTTAACGGACATGCCACTGTTATTATAATATATTCTATCTATTCTTACGTCTGTAAGGGTAGAAGCAGTAGTTCCATCTATAGGATTACCTGCAGTAAATGCACTTACATCTACCTTCTTAACGGCACTCTCTCCTGAACCGTCACTTGTATTTGTAAATTTCATAACCAGTTTGTGTGGAGTATCTTCTATTGTCTGCGATGTGACTGTATCTGCCATTGTTATTCCTTTATGTTAAAATAGAGGGCAGGTCAATCCTGTTACACCTGCCCCCTAAGTTGTAGTTTTAGGCGAGTTGATCCCTACCTACTTCGTCAGCTTCCATTTCGCCAAGGTCACTAACGTCCTGTAGGACAGCATATACTCTGATTTCACCTGCTGTGAAGGAAGCTCCTCCACCTGCGAGTGTCAAGTCCAAAGTATCTGCAGAAGTTATAACAACTTCACCTGCAGGGGTAGCACATGGAGCATAAGCCCCATCGGATGCACCATCAATGTCAAATGCTGCAACATACTCGTTGTCATCTACAGCAGTTCCAAGAATGGCTGTTGCGTCAGTACCAGTATTTTGCGTTGCACTTTTAGTTACCTGAAAGCCTGCAGCCATAATTTTGGTGTTAGCAGGTACAGTAAGAACCTGTACTACATCACCATTAGGATTAATGCTGTTAGCTGTTAGGTCAACTATTTGTTGCACATAATATGGTTGTCTTCCACGAGAAGAAGAACCATGAGTATTAGCAAGAGTTGCTGTAATTGTAGCCATGTTTTATCCTCCCTTAAAATTTAGAGACATATATAGCACGAGTAAGTGCTTCAGGTCGTAAGATTTTACGTCCATAGAGATGCATACCTCTAACGATGTCAGCAAAGCTGTCAGGGTCACGATATGTCTCTGTTTTGTTAATTTGCTCTGCAGTAGCGACTGCTGAACTATGTCCTGCAACAAGTACACCAAAGTGGCTTGATCCAGTAGCAGTTGCTCCTGTAGGACCATTACCAATTTGAGGTAGGTTGTTAGACTGATAAACCTGAAAACCGTGTAGGTTACTGAAAACCATTCCGTTTTTAAGCTCATCTTTAGAAGAAACAAAGTCACCATTCATAATTCTGGAGTCTTCGTCTTTCAATAGTTCTGCAAATACAGAGTCAATAACTAACCAACGTCCATCCTTGTCAACAAACTGTTGGTCAAGTTTTCTGGACATTCTAGCAAGAACTTGCATTGGAGAAGCGTGAGCAGCAGTTGTTACAATGCCATCTCCTGCACCTCTAGGCTGAACTACAATAGAGTTACCTGATGAACCACCGTTGAAGTCTTCAGCGTCTACCTGCATAGATGCAAGCAATTCGTCTGTAGAAGCAGTTGATACAGCTTTGTCACCACTCGCTGTGGCGTTTACTGTGTCAGGTGTAGCATGTAACGCAGATTGCTTGTAACCTGCTAGATAGCCTAGAACTTCTTGGTCATACTGATCGGATAATCTGTATGCAGCCCTGTCGCTTGCTAGTGATTGAAAATTTACATGAGAGTGAGCTTCCTCAATATCGTCAACTTTAAATGCAAAGTAGTTTGCTTTGTCAACGACAAGAGAAAAATCCTCGTCATCTAAATCCTGTGGTGTGATAGTTGTACCACGAGCATAAGATTTTACAGTAATCTCTGGCTCTTTGATGATTTTAACGGTATCACCCATAGCTGATATTTCACCGAAATAGTCAGAATTGGTTATACCTTCCACAACAGATGACTTACGGAAAGCAAGTTGTACCTGTTTGGAGTAGATTACTGGCGAAAAATTACCATTAGGTAAATTGCCATAACCTGCAGCGGTTGAAAAAGCCATAGTTAATCCTCCTTACTTTTTCATAACAAATACAAATTACAATTACTGATACAGGGGCTAATTATCGCTAGGTGCAGATGTACACTCTGGGCTAGTTAAACTAGGTTATTCTTATCGTATTGTTTTTTGTGAAACTATATGCACTTATAAGTAGTCCTAAAAGGGGTTATATGTGCATATTTATAGTATATGTATAGTTATATACATAATTCTTTAGTTGTCAACACTTTTTTTATCTAGCAGAGCCAGAAACATCATATACGAACTTTCCAGTGCGTATTGCTTCCATAACTTCATCGGCTCTCTTCTCATACTCATTTGCTGACATCTTCTGTACCTGTGACTCTTTTAGATAAGAAGACTCGTCACTTGTTTGAGGTTTAGTTCGTGCTGACTTCGTGTTTGTTGCAAATGCAGCATCTTTCGATGTTGACTTCTTTTTGCCAAGACCTCTATCAGACTTATACAAGTCGATAGCACGAGATGCAGACATTGCATCATTGTCATTTTCGTACAATGCTTTCTGTACCCACTGTGGCTGTTCCTCTGCCCAGTTGTGAAAGTCATCGTCCTCTCGTATATCTGCAAAATCAGGATGCAGTTTTAACAACTCGACTTCAGCTTTCTCCTTCGTAGCTGATTCCTGCATCTCATTTATTTTTTTAATCCTGTCCTCAAGCTCTTTGGATTGCTCTTGAGACTTTTTGATAGCGATTGTTTCAACTATACCTGCTACGTCAGGATACTCTTTTGCCCATGCTTCAATGTCTTCGTCTGACTTTGGAAGCTTTATTTGTTTTTTAGTTGCACTGTCAAGCTGTGTTCTAAGTTGATTGATCTGTTCCTGCAGATCAGTCTCCTTTTGCTGTGAGTGTCTACGCAAATCACCGTAGCGTTTTTTAAATGTCTTCTCTTCTGCAGAGGTTGGTTCAGCTTCTTCCTGAACTTCTTCTTTTACTTCGCCCTTCTGCTCTTTGAGAAGTTCTTGTAATTCCTGTTCTTCCTTCTCTATCTTATCATCTCTTGAATACTTACGAGATGCTAATGCCATTACTTTTTTTGGTGTGGCTTCTACCACCATTGCTTCTACTTCTGCCATATTACTTACCTTTCGTTAGGGCTAACTGTTGCCGTGTTATTGGGGAGTTAGGTAGCCAACATATTGTGAACTTATTTTTTAGAAGCTAGTCCACCCTTCTTCATTCGTTTGGGTTTAGCTTTGGGTGAAGCTATACCACCTTTCTTTAATGTTTGTGGTTTCATAGGTTTAGTGGGTACACCTCCTACATAAAAGTTAAAAGGATTTCTACCATAATCAGAGCCACTACCTAAACCAGTAAACTCGTTTGCATAGCCAGAAGCACCAAAATCATTTTGAGTACGTTGACCACTTCCACCTGATGATGAACTTCTAGATGTTCCTCTTGCTATATCTTGAGCTTCCTGCATCTGTTGGTCAAACGCTTCATTCTGTGCTACAGTATCTAAATCACCCTGACCTGCTGATTCTTCTGCAGCTTGTATGTCAGGTCTTAGTTTTGCAGCTTCTTTTTGAAAATTCTCAAATGCTTTATCTGCAACATCTTGTCTGTTCTTTTCTATTCTACCTAATGCATCGGCTGTAAGATTTTCATATTTAGGTGTCCCATCTGGATTTCTGTTTCCTTTAAATATTGTTGGTGGATTCTTTCCTGTAGGATCTCTACGCACACCCAACAAGAAATCATCTACCTTGCCAACCTTACCTGTTGATGGAAACCTAGCTTGAGACTGTAACTCAGTATCTCTTTTATATTTTTGATAATCAGCTTCTGACACAACACCTTTTGCGTCACCGTAGGGTGATTGTGATCTAGGATCAACTAAGTTAGTAAGATTTTTTACGGCTGTGTCTCGTTGATCTCTTTGTTTTCTGTAATCATCATCTGTAAATCCACCAGAAGCATCAGGACTCAAAAATGATTTGATTGCTCCTACTACTGGGTTTAAGAAACTTAATAATCCTGTTGGACTTTTCTGTGCTTGTGTTATAGCAGCATTGATTTCAGCTGCTGTTGGATCTCTGCCCAATGTCATGCCTAGAGAAAATCTAGCTTTATCGTAGTTAGGTAAATTGTAGTAATCTTGGAATGTTAATTTTTCCATACCATCTAGTTTTTTAAGCTTGTCATATTCCATAGATAAATTATTAAGTGTGGTTTCCTGTAGCCTTATAGGTTTACCTCTACTGTACAGAGCATATTGCCCCTTTTTATACTGGTCACTATCAACAAAATCACTTTCTTTAGGCAGGGTCATTCCTGAACCCATACCGTCTGGAGCAGGAGAACTATCATCAGAAGAATCTGTGTCTCTTGGATCTCCTCTTCTTGAAATAGTGTTAGAGTAAGAATCTTCTACAGGTGTATCGTCTACAACATAACCATCAGGTATTGGGTACAAAGGATTACCTTCTTTATCAAATGACCACATCATAAAGTCATTAGGATCATCTGGGTTTATAACTTTTTTAATCTGTATGTCTGATGGTTGCATTGGCTCGTCTAACGCACCCTTTATTTCTTGTTCTTCTTCTGGTGTGTATACAGTTGGGTCTTGTCCTGAATCACCTGTCTGAAATCTTGGGTCATCAAGTAAACTGCCACCGTTTGCTAATCCTACTGCACCACCTTCAGCTTTCTTTTCTTTATCTTCCATCTCACCTGATATAACAACTAAGTCTGCCATGCCGAAGGGAACATCGTCTGGTATTTCAGCTTCCTCTGGATTGCCAAGCTGTCCCATCTTTTCCATCATCTTCAAACCTTGCTTGGCATCTTGACGCATCTTCATAAGTGTTCCAAGACCAATGTATCGCACAACGTCTGCAGGGAATACAAACTCTCCTTCGCTTAACATTGCAGGTATATCATCTGCTACTTCTTCTTCAAGTGATCCAGAAGGAACTTTGTTACCTGACGTTGGCTCTGTTTTGCCACCATCGTCTTTCATGCCACCTTCGTTCATAAAAGCCATTTCTGTTTGTTGTCCTAGCATAGTTCCTCCCTTTTTAAATTTGTACCTAACTTCACTATTTAACTTAGTTCCATCAGAAGCGTCCATTGGTTTAGGAGCATCTGCTTTTTTCATGTATTTAACACCTTTGGCAAATATTCTATCTCCAACAACTGTAGCTATATCAGCACTTTTAACGGCTTGTCCAGTTTTCATATCTACAAATAAATGTGTATTAGCAGGATTAAAACCTATTTCAACAACACCCTCGTCCATTTCTTCTAAAACATTTCTTGCCGTAGTATACTTACCATCAACAGACATAGCAGGAAATTTATCTTTTGCTTCTGGAACATCTAATCCTTGTATTTTAGAAGCTA